CTTGATAAATCAGAGGTGGAGGATATATTATTTATTAAATGCCTGGAGAACCATAGATACCGCGAGGATCAGTCCAACCAAATGAATAACGAGCAGAAGCCTTATACTTAGCATTCTCAGTGTCGAAATCATTATCCATATCGAACTCATCACCACGACGCTCGAAGTACTTTAGACCATCCTTAACATCGGTTAGAATGAACCAAGCATCAGAGTCAGTTAGATAATGGTTAACAATAACATTACCGAAAAGACCCATATCCTTGATAACGTTAGGATCATTTAGATCAGTACCAACTCTACCATCTGCACCTAGAATTCTCTTAGCTTCAAATTGAAGTTGATAAGGAATAACTAGACCACGAGGTTTGGCAGCGATTAGTAAACCACGATCATCACGGAAACCAGCGATATCAATAGTAGCTTGCTCTAGAGCAGCTTCTGACATATCAACAGCAGCGGAAGGACCATTAGTCCAAGTACCACCAGCAACATTGGGGTGAGAAGCTGAACCACCAGCAGCACAAGCTACTAGAGTAGCACCATCACCACCAGTATGGGAAGTATTGAATGCACGGTTATAAACGTTAGCACCAACAATTTCCTTAGTTTGACGCATGGAACGGGCAAGACCTTGGGCCTTACGTTTACCTACAACATCATATTGATCATCTTCATAGATTTCACGGGTAATAGTAAAACCAAGAGCATACACAACATGGTTGTATCTAGAAGTGAAACCTTGCTTCTCAGAGTCATAGCTGATAGGAGCGCCTTCGGATTTAACATTAGCTAAACCAAAACCGGACAGACCAACATCTTCTTCATAAGCGCGTGTAGATTTATTGGATTCAAATAACTTATCCCATTCAACAGGATAGTCATTATAGGCTTTACCGTACCAAGCATTAACGCCAGGCCATAAAGCCTTTGCAAAAGAACCAGTAGTAATAACAGACATTATTATTCTCCTTTAATTATTAAACGCCAGTAGCGCCAGTACCAGTGCCAAGAGTGGCTTGGTTAATCTTAGCGAGAACTTTAGTAGCATTACCAGTAGGCTCATTGTCAACACGTTGAACAGTACCTAGAATTTTAAATTGTAAAGTAGCGGTAGTAGCTGCGCCAGTCATATTCAAAGCACAACCAGAAGCACCAGTAGTAGTGGAACCAGTTGTTAAATATGCATCAGCATTTAAACCAACATCGGCAGCAGCAAATGAATAAGAAGCACCACCAGAAGTTGTAGCTTCTACTTCATAGATAACATCGTCAGAGTCGCATACTAAAACAAAAGCATCAGTTGAAGCAGCGCGGTACTGAGGAGTATCAAGAGCAGTTGAACCACCAGTCATTTTACCAGCAACAGGATCTAGTTTAGCTGGAACAATTCCAACAATAACTCCTAATACTGGGCCACCAGCAGTGGCACGAATAACAGTGGCGATACCATTTGCGTCAGAAGAACCAGACAATTTAACTGGATCACCAACGAAAAGGGCTGTACCATCAGAAGAAGGTACTTGATAAAGATTGCATTGGCCGTTGTAAGGCGCACCGGAAGTGTGCTTTACAGGGCGAAAGCCGTTAATTTTTGATGTGTTAGCCATGTAGCCTCCAAAAATAATTTTATAATGAAGGCCATATTGCAAGTTAACTTATTTTTAAAGAGCCGTAATCGGCAACTTTCTTTGCATCAGCCTTCATGGATTCATCGAGATCATCCACAGATTTTTGCTTGGCTTTTTGATCTTCTTGATACCATTCATCTTTAATGCGCATCACGAAACCTTTTTGTCCACCACCAACAGAAACCTGAACAGGAGATCCTTCTTTAGTAGGATTTGCAATCCGACGATCACCGACAGTAATAGAGGCATCTTGAACAAGTTCATATCCTTGTTCTTGTAGCATAGGAATTCTGTCACCATCATCGTTTACAATTCTATATCTATATCCAGGCTCTTGCCCACGAATTGTTAATATGTTACGAGTACCATTAATAGGAGTTCGTTTCTCTCTAGGAAGTCTTTTTTCCATTTTTAGCCTCTTAATTTCTTAATTTCAGCAATATATTCTTCTTTAGTCATCACACCATTACGAACAAAAGTATTCATAGCTTTACGTTCATCTTCTGATAATTCAAAAGAATCTGCTTTATTTTTAGATTCAACAACACTATTGTTATTTTCTACAGCATTTGGTTTAGTTCTATTTGGGTTCACAAATTTATCCTTATAAGTAGCCTTAACTCTTTGTTCAACATACTTAAGAACATCTTCATTAGATGCTCCAGAGGAATCTTTATATTGTAACCCAACAGCATCAGCAAAGGCACGCATTTCTGGGTCTTTAGCATACCATTTGTTTCTATTTACCCAGTTTACAAAGTCTGGATGTAACTGAGGTTGTTCCTGTGGTTCATTTTGTTTAGTGATTTGTGCAGTTCTAATCTCTGCAATTGCATCATCAACTGCTAATAGTTTATCTGCATCACCATCTTCTAATGCCTTTTTCTTTTCAGCTTTTAGTTCATCTAAAGCACGATTAAACTCAGTCTCTTTTACCTTCTTGTGATGTTCTTGTAAAAGATTTAAAACCTTTTTGGTTTCTTTGAGTTCTCTGCCCATTGATTCAATTTTGTCGAATAAGGGCTGCCTACGAACAAACTCTGCGGCATCAATGAATGTAGCTTCATCACCATCAAAATCATCCTTTGGTCTCCAACCTAAATCGATTGCTCTCTGTTCAATTTCAGATGGTTCATTTTTAGGTGGATCATTAGGAATAACTTCTTGTGGGTTTGCTTCTAAGTTTTTAACTTCTTCAGTCATATTAATCTCCTGTTACGATTGCTACAATATCTTCATCATTTAGAAGTAATTGTTTTTCTTTATCTACTAATACTTCCTTCCCTGCATATTTAGCAAAGAAGACAATATCACCAACTTTTGGTTTGGTTTCTGTTTCAAAATTTCCAGTAAATGCAGTATCTCCAATTGCTAGAACAGTACCAATTTCTACAGCTTGTTGTTCTCGTTTAACATCTGTAACATCTGGTATAACTAATCCTAACTCTGACATTTTACGATATGTTTCATTTGCCTCTGCCAATTTCTTTGGCTTAACAAGTACTCTATGTAATACAGGAATTAATTTCATGATAATTCCTCTGAATCAATAGAGAATTTTTCTCGATATGCTGCAATAAAACCACGATAAAAATTATCATCTTCTGAAGATAGTCCTGCTGTAGTTGATAGAATTTCTTTAGCATCTTCAACCCGGACTTTACATGCATCAAAATATGCAATTGTAACTGGATGATCTTTCCAACTTTGAAAATCTGACTTAGTAATCATTTTACTCCTTACTTATTAGGGGCTTTCTTAGGTTTTGCTTTTGCTTGTTGCTGCTTTATAGAATTCATCTCTGAAGTATGTTGAGCATTCATTTGATGGGCTTGATGCTGTGTAGCCATATCTAATTGGTGCTGTTGTGCTTGCTGCTGCATAGAAGCATTAGCTTCTGCTTGAGAAGTTCTCATCTTAAGCATGGCTTCCATAGCTTTAAATTTGAGTTCTAATTCTTTAATTTTCTGCGCGTAAATTAATTCTTGTTCCTTAGAAGCTTGCTCCATCTGAGCTTTCATCTGAGAAATTTGAATATCATTTTGTCCTTTTTGCTGATCCATTTGAGCTTTCATTTGGATTGCTTGTACTTTAGGATCAGGTGGAGGAGGTTCTTTTCTAAAGAGCGCCTCAGCATTTGGTTGCTCTTGTGCTTCAAGTGCTCTCTTAGTTACTTCGTTTGGATCAAGTGTTCCAAGACCCATTAACTGTAAGAGATTTTCTACCTTAGCTTGTTTCTCTGTAGAAGTTACAGCTTGTGGATCTGCTGCTGGAATGATGTCATTATCTGGACCTTCAAAATCACTTTGTTGGATCTGTTCATCAATAACATCAATATATTCTTCAGGATTAGCATATTCTTTATTTAGTTTGTAGATCTTTCTAAACTCTTTAGCTAATGCCCTGAAGACACGTTTATATACAGCAGTGAATACTTTCATTCCCTGCTCAATGGTAGCCATTGTAGTAGTAGCTGGAGTGTTTTGTCCAGGCATTTTACCAACAAAGATCTCTGCTACAGAAGCTAATTCCTTACCAGATTTTACTAACAGATCTAATAGCTTAAATAATACTTCTGAAGGTTCACGTACTGGTAGTGGGAAGATCTGTTTCTTTAGATCATCACCAATGGCATTTACAGCTTTCCATTCCCCAGGTCTGAAGTTTTCACTTCCCATCTTAATCTTAAGACCCTTACCAATAAATCCAGCTTGTAGATTACTTAATGACCCAGCATCCATTAACAAGTTTAGAAGTGTATTAACAGATTCATTAATGGGGCAAAGTAATCTTCCAAAACCAAGATCATAAATCGATCCATCTGGATTCGGAATAAAAGGAAATTTTGTATAATACTCAACTGGTTCAATTCTGCAAAGTTTACCATCTTCATTTAAGACCACGCCATCTGATGTGTATCTAGCTACGATACGTAAAACTGTTTTAGATCCATACTCCACTGTTACTATATAAGGTTCAGCATAGCCATCTTTATCTAAATCTAGGTAAGTATGTTGCTCTAGAATATAATATGGAGTTGTTTCATCTTCTTCAGGAATCATTAATTCGGAAGTTCCGATACATTGTCCTGGTTCATAAATAGTAGAAGGTTCTGATAGTTTAGTATCTAAATAGAGTTCTGCTAATTGCTTTTCTTTTAGTTTCCGTTCAGATAATGGAAACCATTCTGTAACACGCTCTGCATCTTCTACAGATCTTGCCCAATAATTAATTACAAATTGTTTAGGTGGAATTAGTTTAGAACAATTTACAGATCTTTCACTATCCCAATATGTCTTTTTAAAACATGTTCCAACAATAGGAAGTGTAATTAGAAGTTTATCCATTTCTTCTTCCCAGTCAGGCATTTCATCCATGACTTGGTAAGACATATACTTAGATAAACGACGTGCTCTTTCGGCTTTTTGACCATCAGGATCACTTCCTACTACACGACACTTAACAACATTATTATTAGAAGGAATTAAAGATGGATAAGCTCTTGCTGCAAATTGCATAGCAGCAGTTGCTAGTAGTGGGTACTTAATATTAGCTGCACCGGGCCATGGATATGTTTTCTTTTCAGAGATTAGTTTTGCTAGTTTAATCCAGGTATCTACATTCTCTTCCCACTCTCGTCTGGATTGAATATCAACATCAAATCCACGTACAACATCATCACCAAT